AATTATTTCATATCCTAAATTAATTATAGTATTTTTTTTGAAGTACCAAAAAACCACGTATTGTTGCTTAAGGTTATCGAATGCTAATATCGGGTTACTACCTTTTATCTGATGAACCATAAAGTATTCTTTCAGGGCATGTCTTAATCCTGTCATAAGTTAGTGTTTAAATTAGGTTTTAATGATGTGTTAAAATTAGGTTTTAATATATTTTTCCGTTAATAATTTTTAGATTGTAAAAAGTATAATTGCCTGTTTTAATATCTAATTCGCAATAGGCAAAGCCAGTATTCCAACGATTTATGGGCATGAAATATGGTGTTTTTCCGCATAAGCACCCGACTGAATGTACCGAAATAATATCTCCATTCATTGTAGTTTCAGTATTAGAACTTGTTTTGTGATAGTGGCCTACTACTACATTTGATAAAGTTTTTAAAAACGTTCCTCGAGCTGGATTGACTCCACCACTACCTCCGAATAATTCGTGTCCATGTAGTATAAATAATTTGCCAATTTTAACAGGCCTTTTATCTTTTACTATATCAATCTTTAACTCGCCAAGTCTTAATCTACTTTCTAATTTAAACTCAGGATCATCAAAAATTTCAGGTGCTTTTAAAAATAACCATTTTTCCCAACGTTCATCGTGATTGCCTAACTTAAAAACTATCTTAGCTTTTGGGAAGTGTTCACGTAACGAACTTAAAAATATACGTGCAGCTTCAAATTCTTCATGAACTTGTCTTTGTCTCCAGTCTTTTTCGTGTCTTGATATTCCTGCAAAGTCTAAAACATCCCCATTGATTAAAATACAATTTACTTTTTTCTCTTTGCCATAATTAATAGCTTTTTGAATTGAATCATTATCTTGGTAAGGAATGTGTAAGTCCGATATGATTAAGGTTCTTGACTGACTAATTTCGTACGGTTCAAAAGTTTCAGCATAAGATTCAGGCATTATAAATTCAATGTTTTGGTCTAAGAACTCTCTAGTTGCTAATTGTGATTTTTGTTTTTCACCTTTTTGGCCACGATAATACCTTAAACAACTTCTAACAGCATCAACATCTTTAAAAGTTTTATTATTTTCTTTATAGATTTTTTTAGCCAAGGTTAAAGAGGGTAGCTTCGGGAACTTAGTCAAATAAGATTTAATTAAATTACTTATAAATTCGTTTCTCATTATTTTTTTATTTTAAGTTTATATTCCTTAGCTAAATTAATTAATTCATCTTTTGCAAATTTATAACTTCTTGACGAATCCGCCATATCTTCAAGTTCCTGAACTTTATTTATTCCTATTTTCTTTACTAATCCTTTGCGATATTCGATAAGATTACCAGCTAATTGTAGGTTACAATAAGAACATTGTTTATGCACATTATCTTCGTTAAATATTAGTTTAGTGTAAATTTCAGCTTTCAAATAGTGTCCAGCATCCCATTTAGCATCGGACTTATTACAACTAATACAAAGTAGGTCTTTATCTCTTTGTCTAATATATATTTGAAAACTTACTCTTGCTAAATTTCTTAATTCAATTAAACTACGGCTATCTGATTTCATCACTTTAAATCTTTTATCTACTTCCTTTTTAGAATTAAATTCTAAGGCACAGATAGCCGAACAAACAACTTGCAAGGTATTAAATGGTTTAAACATTTCTCCACATTGCTTACATTGTTTAAGTTTAATTTTCATTTACAAACTATTAAGATAAGTTCTACATTCTTTTATCCTGGAGTACATTGATTCGATTACTTGATTATCTTTTTTAATGTGAAATTCTTTTATACGTTTTGCTATCGGAATATTACTATAACTATGATTACGTTCAATTTCTTCAACTGCTAATAAGTATTCAGGGTTTTCACTATCAATCATTCCCATCTTCCAGCTTAATCTTCTTTTTTCATCTTCAACAAGTTGGGTAGGGGTGTCAATTAATACATAAGCTAAACAAGCATCTTCTAATCCTGTTAATTCCATATAAGCTTGCAACTGATAAAAGTAACCTTTAGTCGGTATCTCGGTATCAAAATGTGGGAATGTATAAATATCCCAGCTACTCTTTATGTCAATTACGTTATCCGATACGATGTCGGGAGTTCCGCTTAAAAACTCATTGGTATACCATTGTTCGTTCTTTGTGTAAAATCCACCTTTAAAAACTGAATAAGTACTAATAGCAATATCTTCAACTTCTAATCCTTTCTCTACATATTTATTAGTAAATTCCTTTCTTATGCCATAAGTTTTTTCAATAAACAAATTCTTTAAATACGATTTACAGGTCTCACCCATTTCGTTTTTGGCTCGGCCATTAGTCATGATTTGACCAATAGCCGATGCTCTGAATTTTAAATCGTTAAACATTTATTAAAGCAAGTTTAAGAACATTTGATTGAGGGCCACTTATAGTATAGTTATCCATAGCTTCCTTTACTTTATCGGACTTACCTTCTTGAATAGCAGTAATCATTTTCTTTAAAGTTTCGGGTGATAGCATTGGTTTACTATCATTCTTTGGCTCAGGTTGTTTTTGACTATCCGCATCTGATTCGGTTTCATCAATTAAGAATAAACCATTAAGTGCATATTTACGAGCATAACTAGAAGCAGTTCCGGTCGCTTGTTCTGCACTCATTCCTTTGTGTTCGCTTGTTTCTGCATAACCATAACAAATAGTGTCATTTATCTTTGCAGTTGCCTTTAAGAACACTTTAGTTCCTATTGCTACTATTTCATCACTAAGAGTTAAAGTAGCGTTATAACGTAAAAGAATAGGTTTAAGTGCTTCTAATATATCTTCGGCACTTCTATACTTGTATTTGCCAAATGCGTTTACATTTGTCTTTGGTACTTTTAATTCGTTTTGAATTTTTACTAAATTGTTTTCGTTGCTCATGATTTCTTTTTGGGGTTTTAGAATTGTGAATTATTTGAATCGTAAACGGTTTTTCCGTTACCGATGTAGCTTGCTTTTACTTTAGCAGCTCGTTCTTCTTTTGTTTGACCTGTAGTTATAGATGCATCTTGTCCATACTGATTAGGTTGGTCGTTTAGGATGATACTAATGTCATAGTATTCTGCTCCATTCTTACCTGGTTTAATTCTTGACTTATCTAATTTAGTTAAGTCGATTGATGCTGCGATAATTTTGCTCATGATTTATTTGGGTTTATTGGTTTATATTTTTTGTTCTAAAATGTCTAACAAGTAGTTTATTTTTTCCTCATCGGTAAAGTTGTTATCTTTAGCAACAAGCTCCACATATCGAATAGCTTCGTCTTTAAAAATGTAACGATGTTCAACGGGATTAATATCTAATACTAATAACTCATTAGGATACCAATGTTCGGTAAGCCAGCATTGGTTATAACTACCGCTGGTATAATCTTCAGGGTCTAAGTCGTACATCATATCTTAAAATGTTATGGGTTAAACGTAAATAATTACTTGTTTCGATTTTCATTTGCATTTCAAGTCCGCAAGTTATTTGGCCTTGAGCAGCTTGTTCTAATATCAAACTTTCTAGTTTAAAAATCTTTTCGTATGATTCTGCTATTTCTTTTTTCATATAAATTTTTTTAAGTTTTGTTGTATAAATAGTTCCATAACTTTTACTTGTTCAAAGTACCTTGCACGTTTGCCAGTTGAATTTCTTGGTAGGGCATCAATATGTGATTTAAGGCGATTATTAAACATTTGTAGTCGGTTAAGTTGGTCTATGTCTAATTCGATATACATCATTGATTTACTAATAAAGATTTCAGTCGGCATATCGGATGGCTAAGAAGCGTTCGTAAAGTTCTTTGTTAAAGTGTCCTTTATTATTCCACCAATTAATAGCATGACAATATCTTGCCATGCACCATACTTGATTAAAGTTCATGTTTTTCATCTAAGATAGTTTTTAAGGTGTCGTGATAAACAGCCATATAATCAGCTTCTGAGCAATCTTGTATGGTATCGGAATAATAAGCTCTAGAAATAGGGCATAAACTAATTGAGGGGGTTGCTCCAATTTCTAACATTATACATTTATCTTCGCTAAAGACTTTGTAATAAAAAATTAAAGACTTTCTAAATTTAGGAAGTTGGATATCTACAACCTCAATAAATTCTTTGGTGGTTTTGATTTCGATTTTCATGATTTGTTTTTTTTAGGGGTTTAAAAGTCGTGAGTTGGGTATACTTCAATTATTTGTTCTCCAGTTGAATCATCTATGTAATAGGTGTATTCTCCGATTGTAATATATACAACGTTTTCTGATCGGATATCTATATTCATATTGCTGTGATGTTAAAGGTTTGTATTGTTTCAACATTGTTCATCATTACAACGTAAGCATAAAGTCTGCAATCGGCTATGGTTTCCCACTTGGTTAGTTTTGTGAAAGCAATACATTTATCGCAATCCAGGAAGTCAATTTTAAATTTTTTCATGATTTCTTTTTTTTAAATTATTAATATAGAGCAAAAATAAAGTTTATTTTTAATATCTGCAAAATAATTTAATATTTATTTTTACTTTTATATGTAACTATTTGATTATCAAAGCAATTATTTTTTGCTCTCTTCTTATATTTTGATGTTTTTTCTATAAATTTTGTCTTTCCAATCATTATATATTTTATTTGATTAGTTTTAATTTTATAGTAAATGGCTTGGTGGCTTACTGAATGTAAGGATGCGAACTCGC